GAAGATATTATACAACCATATCATTACGAGGACTTAGGCAAAAAATTAAATATACGTGTTTCTTTTACAGATAAATATAATGAAGAGGAAACACATTTTTTAACTTGTAATAATCCATACTTTCAAATGATACAAAGATCTGTCAACAAAGATATTCACATTAAAGAAGAATATAATTTAAACCAACATGACAGAAGAGAAATAGATTATGATACACTAACTCATATTTATAGAAATTTATTATTGTACAAAGCCAAAAATAATATTTTAGATTTTAATGATATAATAATGGAAGTATTAAAATCTGATAAAATACCTAAATTTAAAGCTATATTTATTGATGAGGCTCAAGATTTATCACCTCTTCAATGGAAACTTTATGATAAATTAAAAGAACATTGTGACCAAATTTATTTAGCAGGCGATGATGATCAAGCCATATACGCATGGGCAGGCGCTGATGTTAATCGATTTATAAACGAACCTGGAAAAGAAAGAATATTAAGACAATCAAAACGTATATCAATGTCTGTGCAAGCAGAATCAAAAAACCCGCTCATGAGAATAGAAGGAGCAAGAAAGAAAAAATTTTATAAACCTAGACATTATGAAGGTGAATCACATTACATATCCGATCTTCATCAGGTTGATCTTACAAAAGGAAAATGGCTAATACTTACAAGAACTAAAAGTAATCTATTAGAAATCATGAAAGATTTAAAACGTAAAAATTTTTATTATCAAAGTAATAAAGGTAAAAGTTTTAGGGTAGGTATGTATGAAGCTGCCATTGCATATACAAAATGGACAAAGGAGGGATCATTAGATGAAAAAGAAATTAGTGCAATTAAAGATTATATACCTAACGGTAAATGGAATGATAAAAAAAATTGGTATGACATATTCTCTGCAGATCCAAAAGAAATATTATATTTAAGGTCGTTGATAGCTTCAGGTGAAAACTTAAAAGAAAAAGCACGTATATGGTTGTCTACAATTCACGCAGCAAAAGGTGGAGAAGAAGACAATGTAATTTTATCATTGCATCAAGGCAATAAAATTCAACGAGGAATTAGATTAAGTGTTGACAAAC